CGAGTTGGCGGTTGGTGACATGGTGATCTGGTACTCGAACCCGATGTCGCCTCAGGACGGGGCTATGGGGTGGATTTCGAGCAAGCCGGGCACCCAGACCGTCAAAGTTTTGATCTGGGCCGAAGAAGCTGGTTTTGTCGAGAAGCCCTCTGTTCGCCACCGGGATGACCCGTTCTGGAAGACCAACGAGACAGCTTCGGCATGGGGTAAGTGGGGGTGCTTCGACCTTCACCCCAACACCAAGGCTCTGAAGGAAATGCAGACGCTGCTCACCAAGTCCAAGATCGAAGCCGCAAAGAAAAAGGCAGAGGCTGCGTAGCCTGAAAAACCATGGACGATCAGCAGCTTTCCACGGATGCTTCTCTGGACTCCCCGAACGGGGGCGGCCTGCCGCCTCTCCCCGAGGACCAGATGTCCGGGCAGAAGATGGAGGAAGCCCTTCGGGCCATCGCCACTTCATGGCTTGAGAAGATCAAGCAGTCCGACAAGCACAAGAGACCGTTCAACGAAGACGCCAAAGAGGCCATGAACTTCTTTGACGGCAACGGTGACTGGTTTTGGAAAGACCGAGACAAGGGAGTGACGTTCTCCAAGATCGCACCCCCCAGCTTTCGGATGTGCATAAACAAGGCTTTCGAGGCCGTGAAGCTGTTTGGGAGTGTGATTTATGCCCGCAACCCCGTGCGGACTGTCACTCCGAGGAACTTCCCGGTGGTGTCCCCCGTGGCCCTTGGCATCGACCCAAGCCAGCCGCCCCAGATGGACCCCATGACCGGGATGCCGATGCCCAATCCGGCGGTGGACACGTTTGTCCAAGTCTCCAACCAGATCGGCATGGAGGAAGATCGGCGGAAGACCATCAGCGGGCTGGTAGAGGCGTACCTGAACTACACGCCAGTCGAACTCAACCTCAAAGAGCATTCCCGCCGGGTGGTGGACGAGGCTGTGATCAAGGGCCTTGGTGTGTGGTGGACCGAGCTTGTCGAGCTTCCCGGAGTGGACAACAACACTTACGGGATCGTGGGTTCGTTTGCTGATTCCTGCGACAACATTCAATGGGACCCAGACGCAGACGAGCAGGAAGACATCCTTTGGTGTGCCCGCAGGTGCGTTCACCCTGTTGACCAAGTAGCCCGCAAGTACGGCCTGAACAGAGAAGACCTGAAGGGCCACCTTGAGTCCTACCTCGCCCGCTCCCAAGAGCAGGACCGGGACTACAAGAACAAGAAGCGTAACGGAAAGACCAACGACCTCATTGTTTATTGGAAGATTTGGTCCAAGACCGGATTTGGCCACACGCTCAAGGGGGCACCCAAGGAGTTTGCCCAGACCTTCGATTCACTGGGGGACAACTGCTACGTCGTTGTGGCCGAGGGCGTGGACTTCCCGCTGAACGCCCCCAAGGACATAGCCATGGAGGAGCCCGACGAAACTGGCCTCCCCAACACGCTGTTCACCCGCACCCGCTGGCCGATCCCGTTCTACGCGGACAGCAACAACGGCTGGCCTTTTGTGGCCCTGCAGTTCCACCGCAAGCCCGGTTATTCGTGGCCCATCAGCCACTTGAAGCCGGGTATGGCGGAACTCAAATTCTTGAACTGGGCGTTGTCGTTCTTGGCAACCCGGATAATGACCTCCTGCAAGACGCTGGTGGGGGTCAACAAAGCCGCCGAGCAAGACCTGAAGGACCAGCTTCTCAAGCACGAAGAGGGCGGGTTCTCCCTGATTGAGCTTTCCGAAACCCTCGGCCGCTCCGTGAACGATGTGGTGTCTGTCTTCCAGATGCCAACCGTCACCCCTGACATCTGGCAAATCATTCAAGCCGTGTCGGATATGTTCGACAAAAGAGTGGGCCTGACCGAGCTAGTTTTCGGAATGACCCGCAATCAGTTCAGGAGTGCCGCAGAAGCACAGGTCAAGTCCGAGCAGATTTCGGTAAGACCTGATGACATGGCCAACGCCCTCGAAGACGCCATGAGTCTTCTGGCTAGGCGGGAAGCACTTGCCGCTCGGTGGCTCCTCCAGCCAGAGGACGTTCAGCCCGTCCTTGGCCCCCTTGGTGCCGAGGTGTGGCAGCAGCAAATCCAGAACATGGACTTGTCTCAGGTTGCCCGCGAGTTTGACTATCGGATCGAAGCTGGCTCTGCCCGAAAGCCGAACAAGGCTGGCCGGGTCGAGCAGATGCAGATGGCTCTCCAAACGCTGGGCCCGGTCCTTCAGGGCCTTATCCCCCAAGGCGTCGTTGGACCTTTCAATGCCTTGATCACCGACTGGGCCAAGTCCCTCGACATTGACCCCAAGGCATACATGGTTCCAGAGCCACCCCCGCCGCCGCCCCCCGGTCCAGCCCTCCCGGCCCCTCCTTCCGGTGATGCGGCACCTCCTCCCGAGGCAAGCGGCGGCGGGGGTCCTCCAATGCCACCTGAGGCTGGCCCACCCATGCCACCTGATCAAATGCCACCGGAGCTGATGCCGTGAGCAGTTTGATTAGGGCCTTGGCAAGTTCAGCCCGAAAAGCACCCAAGCCTGCAAACCCGAAGGTCTCTGCCCCCTCCGGTGTACCGCAGACGTTCTACCAATCGGGCAGTCATGGAGGAGGAGGCGGATGAAGCTGCCCCACGAAATCCAGAACGCTCCCAAGCACGTTCAGGATCACTACACGAAGATGGTGAAGGCCGGGCAGTCCGAGTCTTTTGCCGCCATGTGTGCCCTCCAGCAGCCGCCCGGCACGAAGGGCCTCGACCGCAGCTTCTTTGAAGGTCGGCAAGACGGCAACTGGATGGACGCCCTCCCTCCCCGGCAGGCCCGATGGATGCTAAAGGCCGCCAAGGAGTCCGGTGTCAATGTTTCGGGGAAGTACTACGTCGGTGGCATTGCCGACAAAAGAGGTGCTTCTGACCCTGAGGCGTGGGTTTCCTCGCTGGATGACATCAAGCGGGTGGCGAAGAAGAGGAACATAAACCTCAGTGGAGCGGTCAATTACCAAGGCTTTGAAGAAGCACCCCTAAGCAGAGCCCTGAACCCAAAGATCGCCAGAGAGCTTGCCCGCAAGGAGGTCGCCCAGAATCCGGGGCTCTCCATGAAAGATGCTCTTGAGAAGGTCAAGAAAAAGCACTCACCGCACTGGAAAGCCAAGCGGTCATAAAGCCAAGTCTCGTTCGGGTGAGTTGCGGACATAAAAGGGACTAGAAGCCCTTTTGGCCATCCGAGGCTCCCATGAAGATTGAGCGAAGCTGCGGCGTCATGCCCGTCAAGATCACGACGGACTTGGATACGTCCAAGATCATCCCCTTCAACGCAGGAGCAGGGGCCACCCTCTATGTGGTCTCTGGCGACGGCACGATCACTTGGTACGGCAAGGTGGACCCGGATGGGGATTCCTTTCCCTTGCACGACTCCAGTGGCAATGCAGTCACCACGGATGTCACCGAAGGCAACGCTTTTGAGCTTCCTTCAGCACTCTTTGCCTGCCCCTATGTGGTTGGCGAAGGGGCGGATGTCACAGGCTTTATCAGCGTGAGTGGGTGATGGCAGAAGACCAAAGGCTCCTGCGGCCAATCAAAGACCCGAAAACTGGTGGCCCAGTGCCGCCGCCGCCCCGAGTAACCAACCGGCTTTTGACGGAATCTCTGGAAGTTATTGCCGCCGAAAACGGAGTTCCGCTTCGGAAAGAGTGATCCATGCCAGACGTAAAAATCAGCCAACTGCCCACCGGCACCGTGACTGCGGCGAGTGTTCTTCCCGCAGTCAATGGCGGCACCACTCAGAAGGTCACCGTCCAGCAGATTCTCGACATTGTCGGAACCGTTCAAGGCCCCAAAGGCGACAAGGGTGACAAAGGAGACAAAGGAGAGCCCGGAGTTGATGCTGCTGCCGCCTTCGATGTCGCCAAACCGATCACGCATTCCTCGCCTGAGGTCACGACCCAGACTGACGGTCAACCCATAGGTCTCTCGCAAGACGGCGTGAACTTCTATCAGCCCCTAATCGTTGGTGGCATCCCGATCATCGTGAACGGCAAGCGGTTCCTGCTGCCACTTATTGAGGAATAACGTCATGCCTGCACCAGAACGCCAGCAACCGCACCAGCCCTACTCCCTCGCCATCAAGCCCCTCAAGGGAATTGTCGGCTACTACAGCGACCTTGAGGTGGATGCCCTTCTGGCGGCTCTCCCCGGTGGCGGGTCAGCCGTTGACCTGTCTGCCTATGCGACCACCGAGTATGTCGATGGGGAGATTGCCACTGTCTATTCCAAGGCCGAGGTGGATCAGCTTCTTGTCGCCCTGTCTTCTGGCGGCACCATCGACCTTGCTGGGTATGCAAAGGTCGAGGAACTTCCTGAAGTCTTTGAGCAGGAATCCGCTCCCGTTGGCAAAGACGGAGACTTGTGGCTTGCCCCCGCTACGGGAAAGGGTGCTGAAGGCGAATCAGTCACTACCGACCTCGCCGTTCCGATCACCCAAGAAATCCAGAAAGTTTTGGCTTCCCAGCCCAAGACCATGACCGAGCCAGAGGTCAAGTCTATCGTCCGCACGATGATCGCTGGTGGGAAGACTCCACCACCCGACTTCGACTGGACCCCGCTTGTTGTCAAGCAGGGCGCGGGCCTGATCGAAGCCAAGCAAACCAACGGTGTCCTCCTTCTCAGAGGCGAACTGGTTTTCACCTACTCGTCCCCCGGCACCTACACGACCGTCCGCACTCTCCCCGCCAGCTTGCCGAAGCCGCTGGTGGATTGCAGCGCGGTGGTCACCGGCAAGGAAAACAAAGTCGCCTTCCGGTTTGTGTCGGTCACCCTGACCACTTCTGGTGACCTCAACGTAGTGGCCAGCGGCGGCAAATTTACCCATGTTTCCTTCGACGGAATGATCGCTTATGTGTGCTAAACAGCTTTACGTCAAGTCAAACGGTCAGTGGGTTGCAGCCGGTGGTGCTGGCGGCTCAGTGGACACGACTGGTCTGGCGACAGAGCAGTTTGTCACCGATGCCATTGCGGCCATCCCGGCAACGGACCTGACGGGTCTGGCTACCCTCACTGACTTGAACGACGCTCTGGCTACGATCCCAGAGTCGGCCATTACCCTCCATGAGGGTGCGGTGCCTGACGCTGGGGCCGAAACGCCTCAAGGGCTGGAAGATGCCTTTGCCGTTCTGGATGACGGGCTGCACTACTTCAAGGACGTTGGCACCCTTGTGTCCATTACGCGGCAGGAATACCAGACCACGATCACGCTCACCGGCCAATTGAGTTCCTTCGCCAAGATCGTCAAGTCGGAAGCGGGTCTGCCCACTCCCCAAAATCCGTCCATGATCGTCATGCAGACGGCTGAAGGCCAATG